CACCATCTTGCGAAGCTCCCGTACTTCCCCATCCTGTCGGTGGAACTGTATGCGTATGCGCCGCACTTGTATGCGTATGATTCGCCATTGTGTGCGTATGGTTGGCAAGACCATGCGTATGCGGATTAACCGTATGACTATGCGCCAAAATAACGGAGGTATTAAAAGGCGTGTTTCCTCCAGTCCCTCCACCCGCTCCATTAACAACACGAAGCGCTTTGTCGTTCTGAGTCGTAACTTGAGTCCAACCGGTTGGAGCGGCAGCTTGGTAGAAAACCATCACGGTCCCCGATGGAATAACAGGCGTTGACGTATTTAGAGTCGTTAGATTTATTGGCGGCTCCTGATACCAAAGCGAATTCCCAGTTATGTCCGCCAAGACGAAACGTATTCTTTCAATTTCACCGGCGAGCGAAGTAGGGCGAGAAGTCACCCCACCAGGATAGGGATCGGTCTGCGTACCCATGATCGTGTCATTCTGAGAATAGCTATCCATTCCGGCAGGAATAAAATTCGTTCCAATGTTTAAAAATTCATTATTCCATAGTGACGCAGCAATAATCTGACCTGGAATTACAACGATCAAAGGAATGGTAAATTGTGCGCCCATTTATATAACTCCTCTCATCATTTCTTCAATATCGATAGGTTCCGCTTTACGCATGATAAATCTCTTGTTCCAAGGTTCCATTAAAACATCAATTATTAATTTGTCTTTCCCTTCAAATTCAAGCTCTTGATATTTTGCACGTTGAAGTTGACCTGTTATTAAATCTGCTTCTTTTTTGCCTATGTCAACGAATCGACAAGAATCGCAAATCATAAGAAATGAAATCTTCATATCCGATAAAACAACAGGGATTTCTCTATAATCAGCATGTTTGGCTAAATCCCAAACAACTTTTCCATTCGATAGATCACTTGGAATTTGTTTTCGCGTCTTAATCGCATTGCCACACGCCATGCAACCAACTTGTTTAATCCCAAGTTCATCAAAAACAAGATAATCGTGTTCAAAGTTCATGCCGCTATCCTTACGCCCTGCTCTTTGTAGGCAATAATAACTTCCGACAAAAAGAAGTCTTCATTTAGTCCATTGTGGTCAATTTCCATCTGTAAAACTTTACCGTATGACTTAACATCGAAAGGCGAATCCGCTAGGAGATCGCCAGCAAATACAGAGTTGTCAAATGTTGCGTTGTCAAAAGTTGCACCAGATGCAGTTATTGTCGTGCTTATCATTGGCAATGCAATATTGTTTATCGATATAAAAATCGTTAGAGTTATATTTGTTGCCGAACGAATCCTTAAAATTCCCTTCGGGAAGAATTTATGCATCAAAGGATTATTGAATTCCCACCGCTTCCATTTTATGACTGAGAGATAGGGGTTGTTGCTATCGTTGCGCTGTGAACCTTCAAGCTCCCAAATATTCCCATTGTAATCCCCTGTTCGTACTCGGAAATCACTTGGTCCTTTACGGTAACTCCATGAGTAAGATGCTGAATAACCGGACGCATAAACATTGTTATTGTGGATTGCCCAAATTTTATGTGGCTCTCTATCTATAAATTGAACAAGGGCCGTATTTGTATTTGATCCTGATATCTGAATGAACCATTTAACGCACCGAAGTTTTTTGTCATATGCACAATGCCAGTTTTCAATATTACCAAAGGTTGAATTCTCGCGTAGATACCGATCGATTTGAGCGGGACGAGTTAAAGAAGCTCGACGATAATTCCCTGTTTGGAAAACTCCATTAAGAGAATAAATCGTTAAGTCTTCCGCCATGATATAGATATCATTATCAGCTTGAGTGACGAGGCGCCAATGTGCGGCGCCGCCTTCCCAGATAGCTTTCTCATAACCCCAAAGAGTTGGATCTACATTCGTGTCATCGATAATGAAGGTTTCGGTTTTGCTTGCTACAAATAAGCGTTGACCAAATTCCCACGCTGCGACCAAACCACCAACGCTATAAACTGGAATTACGGTTACGTCTGCATCCGCAAAGTCGGATCCGTTGTTATTCTTGGAAGCGTAAACTGCATATTTCGTAATCGCCCAATTACGGAAATTCGCTCCGCTTGGATGGAAAATGATCTGGAAAGGATTTCCTTTAATCGCCCAATCAGAAGCGGGAGTTACATTCGTAGCACTCCCAGAACCCGTCCACATTTTTGGTGTGGTTGATCCGTCGGCTATATAGAGCGTGTCCGCTAATTGACTGAAATGAAAGAAGTTGCTTACGGCCATTCCCGTGGCAATTACATTTGAATCACTATTGAAATAAACACTTCCGTTATTCTTGGCGTAAATCTGGAATTGATTCCCGGTTGTTTGCCTGAAATCGTAACCACCCATGACACGATTTGTGACGGAAGGCGTGAATAGAATAGATGATCCTCCACGTTTCTCAATTCCCATATTGTGAAGGTTGAAATTAACGGAAGGATCGATTAAAGCGGTATCCGGGGTTAACTCGAAGTTCCGGTTGAAATCAAAACCGGCTTCGGTCCCTGGAATCCTTAATTCATTTACTTTAAGTCCCATAGCTTAATCCGTACACGGAACAACGGGATCTTCTCTAACCCATGCGGGTGGTACCGTTGTTTGAAATTCGTTAACCCATACAGATGAAACGGAAGTCGTTGAATTCCATGTAACTACAGCCCCTGTTTCCAAAACCCAACAGGTTTGATTGGATGCTGGAGGCATAGCAGTAAGAATCCCCGCATAAACATCAGATGTTTGTTGACGATCCGGTTGCAAGATAACGCCTTTGGGAAAAGGTTTCGGCATGATCCCGGGGATCATCCAGACTGATTGACGTTTTTGGACTGTATCTATACTCAACTGAAATTATCCTTCGTGAAAGTAGTTCCGTTATCAGATTGAGGAGCAGTGGCAATCACGGCGCCTGACGCGTTGTAAATCTTTTCGGTTGTGGCATCTGAAGTCCGCTTATTGCGAAGTGCCATTAAGAGAAACATCATTGCTGTTTTAAGCGTTGGCGTAGATGAAGGAACGCCAACCAATTCTGGGATGGCATCGCTTCCAACCGATGCGTCAACCTGACTTTTGATTGTAGACGCAGCAGTTGAACCAATATCATTAACGATTCCAATCGTTACGCCGGATTGATTGTTACTTAGGTTTACCGTATCCGTATTTCGATTGAATCCTGAAATACTTCCTGTAGGAAGTTTGTTAAAGATCGCTTGAACATCCGCAAGAATGCTCCCGGAAGTCGGCGAACTTATCACGGTATTCAAAGCTGTATTTATCTGAGTTAAAACATCATTAGTTGAAAGCGGCGTTATTTCGTTGGTTCCATCCCAGAATATTTGGCTTTGATATACGATCTGATCGCCTAAAGCGGGAGAACCGCCGGCTCTCTGATAGATCGCATAAGTATATTTACCGGGACCAATCGAAGATGGGAAAGCGACTTTATAATAACCCGTGCTTGTTTGTTCCGTTAGCGTGATTGCATACGTCGCATAGTTCCCAGAAGTAAAGGCTTCAAAAGCTGTTCCATTCCATAGTTGGCCCGATTTATCACGCACATTTGCGTAAAGATTAAATCCGGTTTGTACTAGAAATGCTTCGATAAGTGCTGACATAATTTAGCTCGCCGTTACCGTTGTGGTGCCCAAATTCGAGTTGACCGACCTATAGACGTAGTAATTCTCGGTGAAACCGGAGGCGTTTGTAATACTCAAAGTTTGAGGAGGATTGAATCCACCGGAGAATCCACCGACGGTAAAAGTTGCGGTTCCAAGGCGCGTCGGGTAAGCATAGACGATATATTGAGTTGCGCTAGGCGTAACGGTGAATGTATTGGCGACCGCGTTTGTTAAGTCTGTTCCAGCGAGACTTGTCACGTCAGTGCTAGTATAGACGCCAGATTGAGCTGAAACACCCCAGAACCGATCGTTATTGAAATTATGTGTGATTGAAGTAGAAGCGCTACCAGCGGCACCCGCTGCATTAAGCGTAAAAGTGACAGCCCCCGCAACCCCTGGATAATTTACATTTGATGTTGTCGCTGTTGGCCCCTGGAAACTATTGGTCATGGTGAGACTTGTGCCACCGGAAACCGTTCCACTTGTAGCCGGACCATTCCCATAAGAAGCGGTGAAGGTTATATTCCCGGCTGTTTTCCAAACACCGGTTCCAATTTCAAAAACACTAGGAAGACTGTCGCTGAAAGACGTGATCGAAAAAGCGAAGTTGGTTCCTTGAGCGGCCCAAACTCCTTTCGTTCCGTTGTAAAGCCAAGCATAATTTATAAGAGCGGTACTCGTATCAACCTGAATAACGTTTATATTCGAAACCCCATTCGGACCTTGAACAGCGGTAAAAGTAAAGCTGCTAAAGTTAATCTTCGAAGTCGGGCTTGAAACCGTAACACCACCGATCGAAACATTAAGAGAAGAACTTCCTCCGCCACCGGTTGCTGCTGTGGTCTGAATTGTTCCATCATTAAATTTAAGATTTGTCGTCTGCAAATTGGTAATGGTTCCACTTGAAACGTAGAACGTAGCCCCTTGCTGTAGAACGTTTTGATTCTGAATAAATGATCCGCCGGGAGGACCGGCGTAAGCCACTCCCGCTAATCCGATTAGAATAATTCCTAAATACTTTCTCACCAGTAGTCCGTTACCAAGTCCGTTATATTTGAAATGTCAGAACCATAGTTTTCTCTAAAGATTAAATCCTGGAGGAAACGCTTATACTTTCCTTGTTCATCTGCAACGCGATCATCATCTTCCACTTGAAGCTTTTTCATCTTGATGCCCTGAACAAACATATTACGCCAACGCCTAAGAAGAGTCGAAAAGAGAGCGCTTGCCATATCAATCTGGGTTATATCCGCATAATATCGTAGACGACCACCATATGTAACATCGGGTGGCGTGTTAAATATGAAATAACCCTGATTGACGTCTCCAATCGGGTAAAGATAACGCGGCCTAAGTGGTTCAATCAATTTTGTTTGCCGTTCCCATGAAAAAACAGGACGCGTTTCGACAGGATATTCAATATCGACAATCATGTAGGTACTTCCGCCAATAGGCGCAGTTGTCCAATTTGGGACCATTGAAGCAACTTTGGTTATGCTGTTATAAGCCACGATCTGAGAATAACTACCGGTTCCAACCCCTGTCATAATCAAAATCTCTTTTCCGATAACATTGGTTCCAGACATGTCATTAGAAGCAAGTGTAATTGAATTGATTGAACCAGATTGAGCTATTCCTTGATCGGTTCCGTAGAGAATCGTTAATTCAATATCACTCGAATAATCGGAAGGATAAGCAAAACGAGATTGACCAATTGGAATAACGGTATAAGACGTTACTTGAAGAACTTTCGGCTTTTTACCAAGCTGCCAAATATCATTTTTTATTTCTTCCATCCATTCCGTTGAAGCGCGTGTAACCAAAGAAGCGGAAGGATTAGTTTCTCCAGCTTGATAGAGTCCTTCTAAGACAAGAGTGTTTACCGTGGGGTTGCTTGGAATTGACATAATCCCTCATAGGCTTTAATCCATTGTTTGTATTGCGTGTTAATATCAAAATGATCCTTAACGATTTGACGCTCTTTTTCGCCAATAGACTGACGCAAATTCGAATCGTTAATTAACATCTCCAAAGCTTCAATCCATCCTTCTTCTCTATTTTCCTCTATAAAAATACCGGCTTCCCCATTGCTTAAATCTGCCATCTCTTTATAAGGGGATATATAGGAAACAACGCATGGAACTTGAATAGCAGAGAATTCAATTAGTTTGATTGGACTTTTTGAATTATTGAAGGGAGTTTGTTTTAAAGGAATGACACCTATATCGATATCCAAAGCGGCAAGACGATAGGGATGAGCGGCCATTTCTACCCATTCATGAAATTCAACTTGTCCTGATCTATAATCATTTTCAAATGTAATCGGTTTAAAACCAATCATGACTATTTTTACGTTTGGATATTTAGAGCCGATCTTTTTTAAAACGTTTCTAATAAGTAGCAAATCTTCCCAGTGAGAATTCCCGCCATACCATGCGATTCGTATTTCTTTTGGATTAGGACGTACAATGTTTATTTTGTTCCATTGATTTAAATCAATACAATTCGGAAGAATTGAAACATTATTGTTGTACTCACGAAAAACATTAGCCAAGGCTTCCGTTGTTACAGTCACCATATCGGCACGAGAAACAGATTGTTTAAATTCTTCGATGGCAAGATTATTTTTATCCAAATCTATATTTACACCATGTTTCCATTCGTGAATTAACTTCCCTTCATGCATGATCTTTAATTCTTTAGTACCAAAATCAACATAATGATTTGAAAGAGGCGAAACATTGAAAACGTCGTCATCATGATCGATAACAATTTTCGCTTTCAATCCAACTTCACGAACAAAACTTTTAATCTTTTCTATGAATGATTTTGATCCTAAGCGCTGCAAAAGATAAATATCGGAAGAAACAGTTTCCCAAAATTTGGCCGATCTTTCAGATACTTCCTGCAAAAGTGTTCCCATCCAAATCTGAGATGTTTTTATTTCTTTTTTGTCTTCTGCTTTAAGGAGAGGAAGAGTTGCGCGGTAGAAATCTTGCGCTCCATCACCTTGTCTAAAAATTCCCACCTTCATAGCATTGATCCATATAGCAATCTGAAATTTGATTCAAAATCAACACCAAGATCATAAAGTTCAGCAAATGCAGCAACCGACACAACACTTGGAATTATCTTATAAGCAAAATTATCCGCCATCCGTTTGGCGAATATAAAATCAGATACCGGATTAATTTCTAGCCAAGGTTTTGGTAATTTCACAAGACTTGGGAAATGGAAAAGTATCTTGCTGATATGGCATTGCGTAATAGAATGACCGATTTTCCAAGATGAAAAATCGTAATGCTTATCACGTGATACACCTATGATTTGACCCACGACCATGGAAACATTTTGACTTGCTTCCAAAAGATGTTTAAGACCCCATGGGAGTAAGCAATCATCATCAGCATCATTAAAAATCCAATCACACCAACCATAATTTTCCAAGCAATATTTGATCGGGATTGATGGTTCTCCCTGTGGGACATTCTTAAGGATTCGAACTTTTTCTTTTTCTTGCGTCGTAAGTTGATCCATCAATTCCGGATAATCATCATCTGGAATTGAAATAGTAACGCGAGATTTTACGTCTGAATTCAAAGCGGTATGAATCTGGCAAATCAAATTTGCAGTTCGATTCTTTAGAGTCGGAATAAAAACATCGACGTCGAAAGTTTTCATACGCCGCTATTTACTGTCCAAAATTTCTTACCTTCTTCTGTATACAAAAGCTTATAAATAGTTTTTTCTCTTAGTTCTTTATCGCCAACCAAAATTTCAGGATATTCTTTACACCACTTTTTCCAAGTTAAAGGAGAAATCCTGGCTACCATTCTCATGCTTCTTTCTTTATTCCATCCATCTTGTTCATCTTTTTTCGAATGGTAATTTGCTTCTAAAATTGGATCGATATTCATCGTATGAGCGAGAATGAGTTCCCCATTCTTTTCTGATATATCTGTTCCTTCTTTTAATCTGTTTGATCGAACAATCATAAATTTGTGGGAAGTGCCCCGGTAGAACCCATGCTTTCTACCGGGGTTAATCTTCCTTGATTCCTTTTAAGTCAGTTGCGTTACAACGCCAGAAGCTTTTTCATTCAAGCTTTCGAGTGTAAGTTCCGCAACGATCTGGAATTTACGCGCGTCACCTGTGCGAGCAAGCTCATGAAGCAGAACCGGCCTAAGCCATGCTTTCCGCCAATAGCTCATATCCAAGTTGAAGATTTGATTCGCTTCGTTCGCATTCATAACATGCGATAACACAGTCTTTAACGTACCAAAACTCGATTGATAGATATCAACCGCGTTAACAACTTTCGCCGCTTCAGCTGAAATAAACCGCGTGTTCTGAGTGAATCCAGCAATTGCAATCTTCTGATTCCCACCGGTCAAGATAACATCCGGATCGCCGCCAGCAGCCCAAATAAGCGCCAGATTCGCATCGAGAATCGTTGACGTCAAAGGACGATTCGCCGAAGCGCTGGACGTATTCGTCGCAATAAATCCCGAAATACCTTTCGACTGTCGAGCCGTTCCAGCAGCACCAGTAACAGCAGCAGAATTAATTACAAGCATATATTCAATATCGGTCGCAAGTTCTTTAGTTAACTTCTGAACTTGATAACCGATTTCAGAAGCGCGTCCTGCTTTACGAACGATCTCTTGAGTTCCAGAGATGAGGAAGTTCTTGGTCAGGATTTGCGTGTTATTATTGAGACGAGTCGTCGCACCTACCGCAACACCAGCGCTATCATTCCCTTCAATTCCTGCATTAGCAGAAGGCGTCACCAAAGAATCAGTCTGCCACTCATGCAACGTCGCCATCGCGCGAACACTTTCCGTCATAGACAAAACAGGCGTCTTGGTCGGCGAGATATTGACGATAATATCGATCAAATCCTCGCGATTGCCTATCGCCTGATAGGTCTGGAATGTATTTGTTGGAACACTCATTTTCTATTTCTCCTTAAGATTATTAAGCGTCCGGGATAATCCCTTTCTGGCGGAGAACGTCATTCCATGCCTCTTTGTCATCGCCCAACGTTGAAGCTCGTCGAAATGCTGTGCGATACATTTGGTTTGGATCGTCATTAAGTCCGCTTGAAGGTCCCGAAGCACTATCGATTCTTGTTTCCGGTACTTTTTGTTCCACTTTCGGCATTTGACGTTGAACAACTGGAGGAGGAGGCGCCGCTTGTCTAATAGCCTGGGGCTGATTAAGGTCTTGCGCTTTTAGCTGGAAATAGAGCGATTTAGCGCCCGTTGGCGTATCATAAAATTGCACTTCCTGTGGGTCTCGAAGTCCTAAAATATGGCTTTCCATTTTCGGAAGATAATCGAGAAAATCAGGGAACCCCTGCATTCTCAATTCATTCGCCACTCTTTGCCGGTTGGATTCATACATCGCCGGACGAGTACCTTCGACCACCTGGCGCAATTGCTGCTCTAAAGATTGGATTCGCTCCATGAGAGGATTAAATTCTTGAGGGATTTGGTTGACAACTGGTTGCGGTGCATTCCATGTTTCACGTGGAACGTCGCGAGTTTGCTGTTGCTGTTGTTGTCTCAATTCCTGTAATTGTCGTCTCTCTTCCGCTAATCGTCTGCGCTCTTCTCCAACTCTATCCGCTGCTTCCGTCAAATGCTTTTTCAATTGATACTGACCCAATACTTCTTTGAAAGTCGGCGTTTCTTCTCGACCATCGATCTTAGCTCGGACCTTTCGGTCTCCGAACGTATCAACATCGAGCATGTCTTCACCTTCAATAGATTTTTCCGGCTCTTTAGGAGGTATGGCCTCAGATACAACCTTGGCCAATTCCGATTTGTCGAGTCGTTCTTCGTCTGTTTCTTTCTGTGTTTTTGGAGCGGGAGTTTTGATTGTGTCCCGCACATCTACTTTTGGAGGCGCCAAGGGGTCTTGAATAATTGGCGCTTCCTCAATGGCTTTCTCCGCATCTTGCTTCTCTTGGATTAAGTCTCCAAAAAGTCGTTCCGTCGTCGACATAACATCTTCGCCGTCCGTCTGTCGCGATACTTCAACGACATTCATATTTGCCGCTTCTGGACGTGGCGTTTCTTCTGTTACCTCTGTTCGGATACCATTGTTTCCACTTCTATTTGCTCTCGGATACACACCTTTAGGCATGATTCAGCTCCTCCTTATTGTCGAGGGTCGCGTTTTGTAGTTCTGCCAGAGATGCCCTCGCGGCGTCTCCCTGGGAAATCAAAAAATCGAGTTGACGTTTTGGCTTTTCTACCGCCAGGAACATTTGCTGCGCTTTCATGCGCATTTCTTCATTTTGAGCATTTCGCAATACTTGTATAGCTTCATCAAATATCGCTCCAAAAATATACTGGTTCAACCATTTCCAATCTTCTCCATCTTTTACCCGCTGGGCTCGTTCCCCATGAAACGATTGGTTGATGAGAAGTTGATAATCTTTGTCTGGGAATTCGATATTTTGATCCATTTAAGCCCCCATACTCGCGGCCGATGGATTCATATTTGAAACCTGACTTGAAGCGTCGGTTAATTGTGCTGGAGCGGAAGGTTGACCGGCAACCGGACCATTGGGCGGAGGTGGTTGCATGGCCGGCAAAAGGAATTGATCCATTTTCATAATGCCGGAAAGAGGGAGGAGTTCTTCGACAATTTTCATGGGATCGCCGAAACGAGCATTCTCTTTTGCGAGAACGCCGATTTGTAGAAGTTGACCGGTGGCTTGGTTGGCTTGGTTAATCCGGTCCATTATGAGGAGAAGGCGATTAATTTGTGCCTGTTTGTTAATTCCAATGTTGACATCAAGATCGAAATCGCCTTGTAAGACATCTCGAACGGGAACGCTTTTATCCCAAATAAGCGGACCCATATATTTCCCGAGAACGTCCTTAATATATTCTTCGGTCTCATACGCTTGCTCAAGACGAAGAAGATAACGGAAAGCGGGAAGAAAAGCGGTATAGGCAATGTTCTTAATGACTAGGGCAATTTTCTTATTCGCATTGGTAAGTTGATTCGTACTTTCCGTCGCTGATTCGCTATTGGTATCAGCGCCCTGCAAGAGCGGAGGAAGTCCCGTCTCGTTATAATCATTGTCAGTACGGGCTTGCGTTCGTGCAAGGATGGCCGCTGAATTATTGGTGGGTATTTCGCCTACCGCTTCATCCAGAGGGCCATCACCCAGGACATAGCCACCAATCCGTCGATTGGTTAACGACATCAAATCGACATTCGCGTCCCGATTGATATACATCGTTCGGCGAAGATCACGTGCAATCGCTTCCCGCTCCTGATTACGTTGCGCATTGGTTTCCATCTGCAATGCTTCTGTGATCTGCGGATAAGATTTCCCTTCGAGGCGGTGCGGTTCTGGATAAGCCTCGCCCAATATAATAGGAGGGCGATTGTGCTCGAAGGGAGAAAACCGATAAGGCAAATCATTTTCAACCCATCCGCGACCAACAGCGGAAGATTGAAGCATGTCGCCTAAAAGAATGAATGAACCGGATTTAAGTTTCCCATCTTTCCCCGGCAGAAAATCCCAGTGCTCGAAAACCCAAATCTCATCCTCATCGCGAACCATGTGTTCATCATTAAAAAGAGTTTGATAGTCCTGTCGGCGTTGATACTTAACAACGTCTGAAAGTTGATCTTCGAGTTGAACTTCCGGAGTTACATCAATATTTTTGTACCCGAGAAGTCTTAGTTCAGCACGCGTCCGTTTATAGCGGTGAACCATCGGGTATTTATAGTAGGTCTTCCATGTCGCACGTTTGGAGAAGAAAACATCTTCGGGTGGAACACATTCAAGTCTAGGTTCGAAATACTTTATGCGTTTAACTTTTTCATCGACATAGGTCTGATAAGGAGTCCCATCCTCTAACGTTTCTGTTTTTAGTCGAGATTCAGTGACACTCTCCGTTTCAATCTGCGGATAAACCTTAAAACAACAAATCATATTACGAATAGCGTTTAGAGCCCCTTCGTATGCTTCCTTGTAGAATTCAATCGGATGACTATTCAAGCGATGATTCATAATCGCTTTCACCGCATGAATATGTTCAAGAGGAATTGATTTGTGCGTTTTTATGTCAACGATTTCATCCGGATCAAAAAAAATAGATTCGAGAACATCAACGAGGATTCGTTGTGTGTTAACAAATGTTTTAGGAATGAATAGACGAGGAATGCCAAGCATGTCTGAGAATTTCCGTTCTTGCGTCGAGAATTTCCCGTCATACATGTCCATGTCTTTTCTCATTCGCTCAAAGAAAAGCTGATGACCGGTACGTGCAGAATCAAAGACCATCCTACCCTGGGTTAGAAGGAAATCGTCGGTGATTTGATCGGCTCTGGTTATGCGAAGTGGATCGCCGCTCATACGAGGATCGCCTCCTCATCTGGAATAAATTGGGCCTGCGTATCTTCAACAACAGAAGGACGCCAATTGAAACGGCGTTGAAGAATATATCGCACACACGCATGATGATCGTGAACGCCTTCGGCTATTTTGTCTTTTTGACCTTTCTCTTCTTCATTGGTCCATGTTTCACGTTGAAGAGTTTTAAATGTTTTTATGAGAAGTTTATTCTCCGGTCGATCCATAATAAAGAATCGAGGCTTTTTAACCCGTTCGTTTATTTTCAATCGTTCTTTTATATTCGAAATTCCAGCCGCGATTGAACCTTGGAACTTCTCAGCTTTGGTCAAATTCTTTAAGGCATATCGGCCGCGCCTCAAAAGTTCAAACACATTCACGTTGTCATAAATCGTTAGAGAAGAATCAGAAGATGGATCGACTATCTTTTTAACCACGCGCCGATCCTGGCAAAGATCAGTCAAATCTCGTTTCAATTCATCGACGGTAACAGATCGCTTGTAGCATGTATCGACATAGAAATTATCTTCACGATCCACAAAGCAGAGGACCGCGCAGGAATCCTTGACCATATGGGGATCGATCCCGAGGAAACCCATGTATATAGAATAGGGGCACGCTTCCCCATGCGAATCTCCCACGGAGCCACAGTTACAAATGGTATCGAAGGCAGGAATAACGTGGACGGAGGATTGAAACAATTTCCCGTACACAAGGCCGGAGAGAGAAACGAATTCACCAAGCAACCGCATCTTAAGTTCTTCATAGGTTTCCATCTCATTCAAGATTTCTCTCAAAACCTTTAAATTGGCAAATGGATTACAAACGCTGGCGATTTGAAACCATTCGACATTATTACCAATCTCATCGGTCCCACGCGTAAACAAATCATAAGTCCACGAAAGTCCTTTCGTCGGTGTCATGCAGAAGAGGACATCCAAGGAACTCGCCGTCGTGAAACGCATCAGATTTTCTTTGTAAACATCATGCTGCGGTTCCTCGTCAAAAACGAGCATATGACGAGGCGGGCCTTGGAACGTCCCCAAATCCTGCTTATTCGACATGAACTCAATGGTTCCACACAGTTGCTTTGTCGTTGGATCAAAGAGACGAAGAATTTGCTCACCCGCCGCATACGATTTCTCCCAACTTCCATCGAGCAAATATTCACGCGGCGCCCACTTGCGGTAAGTGGGGATCAAATTCCTCAATATCCCGTTCTGATAGTCTTCCCCAATCACCCGAACATGCTGAGGCCCTTTGCGAATCATGCGATGCGCCGGATACTTATAAGCGTCCGGCTTCGCTGGATCAAAACAATAAGGAAGGGCGCCGGTCGACTTGATATAGGCTTCGATGCAACCCGTTGTCGTTTTAGACGACTGATTGCCCCCACTAGCCCCACGAATAGATGCATTCGACAAATGAACATCGATGGCGCCATGCAACTTAGGTGGGATATCGTCATCCTTAAGATAATTCTTAAGGAACGCACGATTTTCGGCGGGAATATTGCCGGTTACCGGCTGGTAGTACCAAAAAGGATTGGACGCCTTCGCTTGCTCGATGAAATCGAGATAGGCTTTCTTCTGTTCTAAAAGCTCGCCGCGAAGGAATGCTTTCTCTTCGGGAAGCAGAAGCTTCGGATTCTTTTTTAAAAGCTTCTTTGCTTTTAATGACAATTCGTTCAACGGGGCGTCCTTAAGAGTACGCTAATCATGCCCGTTGGCCCTGGGAGGGCGTTGAGGGAAGCTTAATTCTTGTTCAGAATCTCTTTAATTTCATCCTTGATGCCAAGACTATGAATCAAACTAATAATAAGACGAACAATACTTGATCGTTCCGGCATTACTGCTCCGTGTCATCAACCCCAAGCTCATGAGCATAAGGATCTTTGGTTAGGCCAATCGGAGGATACTTACACGCCCGATTCTGATCCTCCAAGGTTTCACCGAAGAAATTCGGATCGGTCTCATTGCCCTGCTCATAAACAATAGGCCCGCCCATGAATTCAAGACGTCCCTTTTTCCACATATGACGCGCCTCATCCCAGGGATCGGTTGGTTCATCCAACGGAACAAGGAGAGGCAATGGCGGCATTACAACTTTTATGTCCGACATAGAACCTCCGCTCTGATTTATTTCATCGGGCGAGCTTGAAGTTTAGCAGCACCGATTGCTTCTTCTTTCGTGTTGGCATCCTCGGACTTATCGCCAGATGTTTCAGTGAATTCGGCATCTGTTTCAAGCTCTTCGGGGCTGGCTTCCATAACAGCGGCTTTCACCTTAAAAATAACATCGTCGCCATTCATCTCGGAATTGTGAAACGTTCCGACTTTCCATTCCTCACGCGTCGCTTCGGGAACACCCTGCAAAACGTCGTAATCTTCATACGACATGATTTTCGGAATTCCCATCGCTTTCGGTTGATCGGCCATTCTAATACCCTCCCTTTGGAGTCGTTCGACTCCTTACATCTTTCTCAAAATTCTTTACTTTCTTCCACATGTTTGGACCCTTATCGGCATACCCCGAAGAATCATTCTTCTTTTCGCCTTCCAAAACTCGATCGTAATGCTTCTTTTCTCTATTTTTCTCATCTGTCTCCGACATAAATCCTCCTTACTTCTGGATCGATTCTTGCGCCTTCGTCGTTCCAGACCAATCGCTTACACGCCCCTGCGCTTCATTAATCGGCTTCCTATACTTAACCGTATCCGAAACAGGCGCGCGCTCTCGTCCCACAAACTTTTCAATGTCAGACTCCATCTCCGTATCCGCCGGAGGCTGATAAGACCGATAACGATCCGAATCAATAGGAGGAATCAAGCCTTTCGCTTCACGATATTCGTCCTGATCCATTAGTTCAGGAACAAATCCCTTGGATTCTCGATACTTATCCTGATCCATCATCAAATCATCGTTTTCTTGTTCGTCCATCTGCTTAAGGGGCAAATCTTTCATTTGTAACTCCTTGAGATTTTAAAAATGATTCTCTCGTTCTCCATCCAAATTCTCTTACAAACAATCGATTAAAAACATAAAGGCGATCCAATATTCGCCAACGCTTTAAACCAATCGAAAATCGCATCCAATTTGGGAATCCATAAAGGAATTCCAACCAAATGCGATTCCCCACGAAATCTTTCTCTATAGAAAAAAGAGCGCTTTTAAAAAGCTTCATCCCGGATCACAAATAATCTCTACCATTGGCGATTTATTAAGTTCATTAAATCCCATATATTATCCTATTACCAATCGTCTTTATCACGATCCGGATCGGTCCACCCATGCATTTCCGCTTCAATCTGTTCCCTTATTTCATTTCTATGCGGATAAGCATCATCCACTTTACATGCGCAATGCTTGCAACCCAAATCTTTCGTCCAATAATCTTTTTTCGCCATCCATCCAGACTCAAATTCTCGCTGATGATCTCCGCTCATATGACCACAATTACATTCAACCATCATAACTATGGTTCCATGACAATAAATGGAACTTAATGCTTTGTAAGCATGATTATCCGGGATGGTTTCGGTTATCATAAATCGCACGCACAGCATCGCCCTGCGCCGTTCTTCGTTTCTGCTCACGAATACTCTTCTCCACCCCGCGTTTCCCCTGCTGCGCCTTCAATTCTTGCCTTTTCATTTCCCTAAGCGGCAATTCAAATTCATGCCCGCGAACTTCACTTTGAACCGGCTGACGAATCGCCACTTCCGTTTCGTCATTTTGCGGATTGGAAACTTTGAACTCAAACTTATCCACGGGCCTTTTTATGAAATTCGCCCACTTTCTTCGAAAGCCCCGCTTCACTCATCGCAATTGCCACTGCTTGCTTCTGCGATTTCACCTCCGGCCCATGCTTGCTACCCGAATGTAATTTCCCCTTCCCAAATTCATGCATGACTTTCGAAACCTTCGCTTGTCCTTTCATGCTCTCCTCCGAAACATCATAATCCAAGCTCGCTTGTAACCTTCAAATTGCTCCACATAAACATAAAAAAGCCTCATTTAAGCCCCATACACTTCATCCAACGCATTCCATGCCTATTCCTTAAGAATGTCCTTATATTATAAAGACTCTTTTTGTTTTTTTGCGTAATTTTTGGATTCGTGCGTTGAGATATGAGATTCAAGTTGTCTTCTGAACCATTTAGAATGCTTTTACTGTATGACTTTTTATTTTTTGCGGTGGGATTGGCGTTAGGATAATCATTATCCTTACCGGGGGACGTACCCGACTCCCCCACCTGGCCTCTAGGCTCTCCTTCAATTGGCAACATTCTCATTGATCCTCAAGCATTTAAGCGTTTGCCTTTGATACTCAATGCTTTGCAGCGAATCTACTTCCGATAATACATGATATGGTTCGAAAGCTACTCAAGTGCTTCTAATTGGCTATCGAGCTTGGAGACAGACGTGGAAATGTGCTCAATTACGCTTCTATGCGACTCATTAGAAGTTGATAATCCATCCATCAATCTGCCCTTTTCTGTCATTATTCCAACAGTCGTTGCAATCTGCAAAAGGCTTGATTCTGCGAACTTTTGAGGTGTCATCGCAAGCAAACCTTGCAAGCCACGCTTGTAGAAAAGACCTTTCATTCCATCTTTTGTTTTACTCACTACTTGCGGTGAAAGGTCTTCTAACTCAGGATCATTCCATATCCTTGTAATTGTGTTTCTATTGGCATGAGTCAACGGAACAACATCCTGAACACTTAAATTAGAATCTTTAAGAGAACGAATAGCTAATTTTTCTGCAATAGAATAGCGTTTTCCATGCACTTTCTTATCGTATGACTTAGATGGATTTTCGTCTTGTTCCATTCTTAACCCTATGCGTACTATTTATTTTCGTGCATTCCATTGAAAAGCAATTTGAACATAGCAGAGTTTCTCTTGAATCGCAACTTTCGTTATTGCATTGAAAAGAAGAACCGCAAAGCGAACAGAGGTGAAAATGTATTGAAACGTGGATTCTGGCGAGCGGATTTGATGGGAACGGATTTAAGCTGATTGTTTGTTTGCTTGATTTGCGGTTTAGATTGCTCAATGCGTTATGCATAGAAAACTCATGTTTTTATGCATTTGATGTGGTGAATGCATCATTTGTTTATGTTTGTACTGCGATTGCGCCAATTTCAATTGCGTTTGCACATAGCAGTAGCAGAAGGGATAAGGTGTGGATTTGGTGAGATTGTCGGTCTCGATGGGTGGGGCTGGCGAATTCCGCTTATTGGCCATTTTTACCGCGCATTTCCTTCTGTTCGTAGTTTGCGCATTCCCTTTCGAATATCGCTTCGCTTATTCGACGATCTAATAGCGGGACATTGGAATCAGACCGCTGCACTTGCGAGTATTCATCCGTTTGCTTGATTTGTCAAGGGGAATCCATTAAGTATGATTTTTAACACTTAAATAGAAATATATGTTGACATGCTTAGGTATGTGTCCTATATTTATATTAGTCACTTAGAGATCAAAGGAGAGAGAGATGGAGAAGCTTGTCGATTTATCTTTCGCATTTTTCATATTTTCAGCGGGAATTTCATTATTAGTATTTGTTGGGATTTCATTTTATGAAATCAAAAAAAGAAAATAAGAGAAGAAATAACAAGGAGAAATCTAACATGAAATCCATCAACGAAGTTTATGCGGATTGCACGTTCGATCAATTGCAGATTAAGCTTTGGACAATTGGAAGAATCATCGAAGAATTTCACCAGCGTGAGCAATCTATTCCCAATGGCTATCGAAAAACGATTCTGGATGCGAGAGCGGCCGCGCAACGATATGGGCTTAGTAATGCCATGATTGCCCGAATTGAGCAGGAGGGGGCTGAGGAGGTATGAGAGAACATACAACACATTTTGATGATTGCGGATGCCTCTCTGATTATTACAAGGATTTCCTTAAAGAAATAATTGAGGAATTTGGTCTTTTCCATTCGGTAAAGAGAGATAAAAAACATACCAAATGTTCGCGCTGCGAATTACTTCACAAAGCAATGAAAATATGTGGGATGACTTAATGACGTGGCATGAGATTCTTTATCTTCGTAGGTGTGATCAGATGCGGAAATTCTACGGGACATCAAATGATTGGATTCAGTCAATGATCTGGGAGAAATGGTGTTTTTTATCGGCGGGGAATCCATTATGACGGAGGCGATCTACTTTTCTATTATCGTGCTAGCCTGTGTTTATATTTTGTTTGTAAAGGAATGAATTGTGAAAACGTGCGAGAAATGTCAGCGGATGATAAAGACGGGATGTCAGGTTTGTGGACGTTGGCTTTGTTACAAATGCAAGGGGAAGAAAAAAGATTGTCAGAATTGTGTGAAACTTGAACAATTAGAGGCGGCATGAAAGAACCGCGGCAATTAGACGAGACAGATGTTCTGGCGCCATTTCCTCTCTATTTTACTCCTGAGGGAAAGCCGGCCGAGACTACGGTAACAATCCCCAACCCTGAGAATAAAACAGAACTTAAAACATACACGATCGACTGGGATGGCAAGCGCCTTTCCATGCACGAAGAAGGGCCCTGGCCGAGGTTTTGGGGCTGTTTAACCATCATTGTGGGCTCTGCCCTGCTTTGGTATGGAATTATCAAAATTGGCCGTTTTTTGTGGACAGCCATTAAAAACACTTTTTTCTTGATTATTTTGTCCGTTTTGCCTTTAAAAGCCAATATTTCTCCCTCTGGACCCTTTCAACCCGTAAATGATGGGGGGTTGCATGGAACCAATTGCCCGGGCCCTCAAACCCCAATTCCACACCTAAAGGAGACCTTAAATGCGAAAGATTAAACGTTACGGCTGGCATCCTGATTTACCCGATCATCGAGATCGTCTTTTTCGGCCTGCTGTGCTTGATTCATTGCCACCGGCGGTAGATTTAAGGCCATTGTGTCCCGCGGTTTACGATCAAGGCGAGCTAGGGAGCTGCACGGCTAATGCGATTGCAGGGGCTATTGAATTCGATCTATTGAAGCAGAATCAGGATTTCAGGCCATCGCGTCTATTCATTTATTACAACGAACGGGTGATTGAAGGCACAATTGATAGCGATAGCGGAGCGCAATTGAGGGATGGGATCAAGACTGTCGCTCAATATGGGGATTGCCACGAAGAGTTATGGCCTTATGATATCGTCAAATTCGCGGTTAAACCTCTTCCGGTCTGTTACGACGAAGCTATTAAGTATCAGGCTCTTTCTTACGAATCGCTGGATCAGGACATGGAATCGATGGAGACGTGTTTAGCGTCTGGGTATCCATTTGTGTTTGGGTTTAGCGTCTATGATTCATTTGAGAGTCCCGACATGGCAAAAACGGGAGTGCTGGGAATGCCAGGAGAGGATGAGACGCTTCTAGGGGGTCATGCGGTCATGGCAGTTGGTTATGACCAATCTACCGAAACATTTCTTGTCCGTAATTCATGGGGCCCAAATTGGGGTCAAGCTGGCTATTTCACGATTCCCTACGAATATCTGAATGATAGCACGCTCTCCAGTGACTTTTGGACGATTCGGGCCGTTAAATGATTGGCGTGGATGGCCCTTACTTTCTCACGGCTTATTTTTGGATAACCACCATTTTCGTTGCTACGATTATTATTTGCTTGAAGAGATAATGAAATTTAAATGAATAATTTGACCACAGATGAACTCAAAAAAATAGAGCAATTGAGAAAAGAACTTTATCCAAAACTTCCGGGCGATAAATTGCCTGAAAGATGGTATGACCATAGGAATGTATTGACGAATGTTCTTTATAATCAAGATCTGGATTTTCTCTTTAAATGTCTGGATTTTTTTATTCAACAATTTAAAGCTTGACACGGATGAAGTAGATTTTTTAAGATTTACCCGTGATGAAAAAATCTTGCGAATCAAAAAAACTGTTTTTTGACGGTAATACGTCAAGTAAATGCCACGGGCGAATTTTTCCGCAAGAATTTTTCGCGTCCGTGGCATTTTCTTTTTTAGGCGCTTTCAACCTCCTTGGTTTAAAAACCTCGCATTGGTTGGGCGCCTCTTTTTTGCCCCACGTCATCATTTATTCGGAGAGGGGTGAATTATGACCTCTGGGGCTTTCTCTTGCTTTTATTGCGGCCATGATCTCATTCTTCATTCTTTCGAGATCGTTTGCTTAGTTGTGAGGTGCAATTCCGACCATTGCTTGCATCCCTGACCGAACTGGCGTTATGTCGTTAAACTAACCGCGCGGTGAATTCCGCGGGCTTTCGATTTCTCTTACACGTCGATCCGATGGGCATAAGCTGACAAAGAGAAGAGCCGCCGTAAGTCAAAACGGGATTTATTGAAAGAAACGTGATTGAGGGTTTTTACCCGTCCGGGGCGTGCGTGCGCCACACAATCATCTTCTTGGACGTTATAGAGAATATTTGCAAATTGGGCTTTCTTTTAAAGGTATGCCCGGAGGAGAGTCTTTGTCTTTTCTTAGGGGTTAAAGCCTTTGTTTCTATCTTCTAATCCCCAAAGGCAAAATTTCGATTTTCGCGTTTAGAAACTGAATTGCAAATCAGCGTTGATTTCTTCTTTGATGGGTTTGGGCAATTCGGCGAGAATCGCTCGTTCGAAGGCGAGGAGCTCGGTGGGGTTGTAGTGGAATTTGGAGAGAAGGGCGAAAATCTCTCGGGTTCGGTAGCTGTAGAATTGGCCTTTTTTGCTCACGCAAAGGCTTTGCAAGTCATCTTGAGTCATACCATACTCCTTTTAGAATGGCTTTAAATGGGCCTACGATTCGATTTGTTGAACGTTTAGGCCTTCTGTGCACTTTCCTTCTGTTGACAAGTCTGCCATTTGGTGATGCCAATATGCAATAGAAATCTTTTTATAAATAGTTCTTGACAGATTGGCCGGGTTGGGGTTACGCTTCGTTCATTGATTTAAAAGGAGATTTGAATGCCGAAGATTGAAAAGCCGAAACAGAAAAAGCCACCTGCGATTTTCTTCCATGCTCCCGAGGAATTGCGGGCGCGTCTTAAAATTTATTGCGCGAAAGAACAAAAGACGGTCGGCGATACAATGAACGAGATGCTTTCTCTCTATCTCAATTATATGGAGGCGAAACAAAATGAACGTCATTCCACTAAATCAAATGAGACGCTCATCACTCCCGAATAGAACCATGGCTAAAATGACGTTTGCTTTTATTTGCAAAAACTGTGGAGAGACATGGTATGCCACAGCTATCGAACTTAACCATGAAGACTCTCCTACCGAAATGTGTCCCGGGTGTGAAAATCAATTTTGCCACCCTTGTTTTCGAAGACATGATTGCTATTTTCACGAAGCGGAGTCTGTTGATTGTATGGGATGCGGTAAAGAAATTCTAATCGATGAAAAGAATAGGCCAGCGATTATTGAAGGGGACCCTTATTGCTTGAAATGCGCTACAAAAGAGATTAAAGAATGAGTGAATTTCTATGGGGTTGGTGTTCCGCGGTCATGGGATTTGTTGTCTTTCTTTGCATCATTCTTTTTTTTTATGAGATTCATATCGAACGGGAGAAAAAAGAGTGAACTGGTTTTTGATTCTTAAATTTGTTGCGTGTTTTATTACTGGATTTTATATCGCTCATCTTTTTATCGAATTGCGAATACTTTATAAAAAAAATAGGAGGCCACCTTCATGGCATTAATAAAAGGGAATAAAATGAAAAAAGATAGACATGTAATTATACGAACATATTCAGCCGGGGTTTTTGCGGGAACGCTTGAAAGTAGAAACGGAAAGGAAGCGGTCTTATCGAAATCTCGACGTATCTGGTATTGGTCTGGGGCTGCGAGCTTATCCCAGTTGGCGATGGAAGGCACTTCCGATCCGGTCAATTGTAAATTTCCTTGCATTGTTGATCGCACCGAGTTAACGGAAGTAATTGAAATTATCGATATGACCTCAAAGGCTTATGATTCTGTGATGGCGGTTCCGATATGGGAAAAATAGGGTCCGGGGACGGGTCCGGGGACGGGTCCGGGTCCGGGTACGGGTACGGGTCCGGGTACGGGTACGGGTCCGGGTACGGGTCCGGGTCCGGGGACGGGTCCGGGTCCGGGTACGGGTACGGGTCCGGGTACG